CATAAAAGAGCAGCTCAAGACCCAGCAAAAAGGCTACGATGACCTCTCCAGGAAGATCGACGATCTGGAAAAGGAGCAAGCATCATGGCACGCGGAACTACCGGAACGATACGCGCGAAGGGACGACCTGGAGCGGACCTTCAATCAACTGAGTCAAGCGATACTGCGAGTGGACGAAAAGCTGGACCGGCTGCTCCACAGCAAGCTGGTGGGGGAGTAAAGCCGCAACCCGGCAACCCCTGCAACGAGGACCACAAGACCTACTTCAAGCACTGCATGCTTGCCTGGCAGCGGCTGCTGAACCTGGCGGACTGGCGGATCGTTTTCAACCCGAAGGACACGAAGGCCCTCTCCGAGGTCTACGACTTCAGTGACAACGACAAGCTCGTGCGTTACCGGATCGGGTCGAACTGGGGTATGAACCCCGTCGATGAAGATAGTCTGGAAGAGACTGCAATACATGAATTACTTCATGTCCGGTTGCGGCCCCTGATTCGGGCGGTTGCGGACCATGGGGAAGACAGTGACCTGGTTGCGGAGAAGGAGCACGAGATCATCGTGGTGCTCTCCCCGCTGCTGCAGAAGCTATCGAAGGTATCACGAGGCATCGAATGAACCTCCTTGAACTCAACTGGATGAGCGGCGACTGGGTGGAAGTCCAGCGCTGGGCAAACGAGGAGCTGGCCGCCAAGCGCGGCCTCCTCGAACAGCCAACCACGACCGCGGACGAGTCGATGGTTCTTCGGGGCGAGATCAAGGTGTTGAAGAACCTACTGGCGCAGGAGGAGTTGTCGTCTGCACCGGTATCAGTAGGGGGCGGCCACACGTACGATTGAGATCGTAGCTGTGACCGTTCTCCGATTACCCGCGCGCGTGCGCGTTGACCAACCCAAGCCGAGGAAAAAGTGGCCGATGAGAACACTGCCGTAGCACCAGGTGTGGCAGCACCAACCCAGGAAGAACTGCAAAATCTGTGGCAGGAGGAGACCGCGCGACGGTCGAATCCGGATGCGGCGCCAGCCGCAGAAACGCCACCCGCTGTGGAAACACCGCCGGTGGAGGAACCCGCAGCCAAGACCGAACTGCCTGCTGATCTGTTGGCCGCGTTGGCGAAAGTCGACGAGCTCAAGGATCTGGTTGGGACCTTGCAACATCAAGTGCGAAGTGGTGGTGGGCAGATCGGTGCTCTCCAACGCGAACTGCAACAAGTAAGGGCCGCGACACAGAGTGTTGCTCGCGCGCCAAATGATCAAACCGTGCGTGCCGCGCAGAAGTCTCCGGAAAAGTGGGAGCAGCTCAAGAAGGATTTCCCCGAATGGGGCGAAGCCGTCGAAGAGCTGGTTGCCGCTAACCGGGTTGAGCCTGCGCAGGTTGACTTGACGCCCCTGCAGACCGAGATCCAGAACCAGATCAACGGAATCGTTCAGCAGTTCCATTGGGCCGTTGAGGAAGCCAAGTTGTTCGGCGCCCACAAGGACTACAAGAAGGTGGTGAACTCCCCCGAGTTCAAGCAGTGGTGGGCATCGCAACCTGGAGAGATCCAGGCGCTGACAGCCTCCAAGGCAGCCGAGGATGCTATCTACGCGATCGACCTCTTCCAAGAGGCGCGCCAGAAGGCAGCCGACGCCACCCGGGATACGACGCAGGAACGCAGCGCTCGGCTGGCTGCGGCGGCCGCACCCGCCCGAAAGGCGGCGACGCCACCGCCCAGCGACGGCCGTGATCTCACGGCTGCGCAACTGTGGGCAGCAGAAGCCGCACGACGCGAAGAGATTCGCAAGTCGCGCATCTAACCAACTACAAGGACCAACAAAATGGCAATCCAACAATACGGCACCGCCGCCTCGCGGAATCTGATCCGCGCAGCGCAGGGCATGCTGGAACACGCGGAGCCGATCACGGTGCTCGGCGACTTCGGAACGCAGCGCGAGCTGCCGATGAACTCGACCGACACGATCGTTTTCCGTCGCACGCTTCCGTTCGGCGCGAACATCGCCGGCCTGAGCGTTGAAAACAACACCCGATACGTCGCCACCCCCGGCGGCACGGGCGGCCTCAACTACTCGGACTTCGTCCTCGCCGAAGGCGTGACGCCCAACAGCAACACGATCACGTTCCAAGACGTGGCCGTCACGCTGCAGCAGTTCGGCATCCTCTTCAAGTTCTCCAGCAAGACGGAGCAACTGTACGAAGATGACGTTCCGATGGAAATGCAGAAGCTGACCGGCGAGACGATGGCCGAAGTTCTGGAGCTCGTGCGTTATGGCGCGCTCAAGGCTGGCTCCAACGTCGTGTATGCCGGCGGCGTGACGACCCGCTCGTCCGTCAACAGCATCATCACCCTGAACGCCCTGCGCAAGGTCGCACGGACGCTGGAATCGAACCGTGCCAAGCGCGTCACTTCGCGTCTGGCTCCGGGCCCGAACTTCAGCACCCGTCCGGTCCAGCCGGCCTTCATCGTGTTCGCTCACACCGACTGCGTCGCGGACATCCGCAACCTGCCCGGCTTCACGCGCGTGGAAGAATACGGCAGCTTCAAGCCGATCCACGATCGTGAGATCGGCGCCGCGGAAGACTTCCGCTTCATCGTGTCCCCGCTGTTCCGCGCCTTCTCGGCGGCCGGCTCGGCCACGTTGAACGGCTGCCTCTCCGTCGGCGGCAGCAACGTCGACGTGTACCCGCTGATGATCATCGGTGAGGATGCGTGGGGCCAGGTGGCGCTCAAGGGGATGGCTGCAATCAAGCCGATCGTCCTGAAGGCCAGCCAGACCTCGCACGCCAACCCGCTGGGCCAATTCGGCTACGTCGGCGCTTCAACCTACTTCGCGGCTGTCCGCCTCAATGAGGCCTGGATGACCCGCCTTGAGGTTGGCGTAACGGCACTGTAAGGGGAGCTGACCATGCGTCAAATCCACAAGGCACTGCAAGAGGTGTGCGACGAACCGACTCGTCGTGGGGTCGCCAAGGCGTTCCTGTACCTGTTCAAAAACCAACCGCTCACGTCGACCACCGTTTCGACGGGCGCCACCATCTATCTCACAACGGCGAGCGCGCAGCTTGTGCTCGTCGATGGCGTGACGGTGTCGATCCCTTCGGCAACGCAGATCGGCGCGAGCGCCGTCGGCGGAAACAACTCGCTGCTTGGTTTTAACGTTCCGGCCACGGGCGCCAACATCGGCGTCTTCGGTTGGGCGGCGGACAAGTTCGGGAACATCTACACCTTCTTCAACCCCAACCAGACGTTCTCTTCCGTCGGAGCCATTATCTGGCCGACTCCTCCCGATTCCCGTGACGGCGTCATCGTTCTGGGCTACGGGGTGTTGACGAATGCTACCACTGCCTTCACGGGTGGGACCTCGTTGACGAACCAGACCGGCACCAGCTGGCAGTTCATCTATGAAGTCGACGGCATTTATCAGATGAACAACTTCGGTCAGACCTAACCAAAAAAGGAAACAAAAAATGTCCTATAACCTCACCGAGACGAACGGCGGAAGCTGGGTTGTTGTGCCGTTCACCACTCTCGCGCTGGGCTCGAACGGTGGCGTGGCTGCTGGCTTCAGCATCACGACCACGGGTACCGCCGCCTACGGCAACTTCAACGGGCTCCTGCGCCCGTGGTCGGTTGCCGTTAGCAACGGCGTTGCCACGTACCTGCCTGCGGTTCAAACCCAGACGTACCAGCAACAGAAGCCTCCCGTCAACCTGGCGCCGTCGCAGCAGTGCGACATCATCGTCCTGGCCGATGGTAGCGCGACCCCCAACTTCTACTGGATCCAAGGTCCCGTGGTCGATGCGTCGCAAACGAGCCGTCCGATCCCCGGCCCCCAGGGTATCGTCAACCCGGGCACGCTGTTCAATACCACCCAGAACATTTTGGGCGGTCTGATCCCCGTGCTGCTCTTCACGCTGTCGACGACGGCTGCGCAGGCCTACCAGTTCCCTGGTGGCCCGGCGCTCCCGACGCTGACCGGCGTGACGAACTACCAGTACACGTACGCGTCCTTGACCGCCCCGGTCCAGACGCTGCTCGTGAACTACCCCGGCAGCTCGTTCTAAGCACTCCCCCGGCGGCCTCGGCTTCCGGGTGCAGGCTATCGCCTGCTTTGCGTGGCGAAGAGGCAGGCTTTGGCCTGCCTCTTCTTTTTATGTACTTCAACTTGAGGAAAAAATGGCAAGCACAAGAACCCTCCTGGAAGGGAAAACCCAGAGCGGGCTGACGGCCCCGGCAGTTGATGTCGTCGAGGTGGATCGCGTTGAGCCGGTGTCGGCCAACGAGGACATTAAGGAGCTCGCCCGCCGCGAAGACGCGGTCAAGAAATTCATGGACGAGATCGTTATTGTGAGGCTTCACAAGAGCACGGACAAAAATGCCGCGCCCCACGTGATTCTGTCGGTGAACGGAATGACCCAGCCAGTCTTCCGTGGTCAACCGACACCTCTGAAGCGCAAGTACGTCGAGGTCCTCGCCCGCATGGTCGAGAGCACCTACGAACAAAAGTCGGACGAGCGGGATCTCGAACGGTATCAGATGCTGGAAACGAGCGCGCAGGCCTACCCGTTCGAGGTCATCCGTGACGACAACCCGATTGGCCGCGAGTGGCTCGACCACATCCTGGCCGAGAAGAGCTAACAAAGGAACGCTATGAATTATCTCCAGCTTGTCAACCGGGCTCTTAGCGAATGCGGGAGCGCCCTACCTGCGCTCACGACACTGCAGAACCCGGCCGCTGGAGAGACCACGCGTATGATCAACTGGGTCGCCGACGCCTGGAACGAAATCCAGATCGAGCAGTACGAGTGGGACTGGCAGCGCATCTGGCTGCAGTTTCCCACCGTGACGAACCAGCAGCAGTAC